GTTGATGCTCAGTTCCAAAAAGATACCAAAAAGGCTGAAATATAAATAGAGTATACTGTTATATAAAATTTTTATGGAAGACGTTATCGACTTGATTGCAACTGATTCTGCTGCTTCAGACATTACCGACAGAATTAAAGAAGTTCTGTATGGTAAAGCAGGAGAAAAAATCGAAGGACTTCGTCCTGAAGTTGCCAATTCTATGTTTGGTGAAAATGAAGTAAGTGATGACACTGAGTCTAACGAGGATCAAGAATAATGGCAAGAACCTTAATTAAGGGAAATGAAGTAAGTGTTCCAACAACTGCTGGTATTGGAGTCAGTTTTTCTGAAGCCACAGTAGTTAGACTTGTAAATACAAGCACAGATCCAAGAGTAATTACTGTTCAAGAAACTGCTGGCGGAACTGGAATTGGATCATTTACTATGCTGGGTTCCACCACAGAATATTTGGAGAAGAACGCATCATATACAGTATTTGCTAGTGGCGGTGGTGTTCTTGGATCAAAAGTAGGATTTACTGTATAAAAAAATGAAACTTATCACAGAAGAAGTATCAGACGTTAAATTCATCACCGAAGGAAAAGGTGCTGAAAAGAAAATGTACATTGAGGGAATTTTCCTTCAAGGAGATATCTGCAACCGCAATGGTCGCATGTATCCTATGAACACTCTCTCAAAAGAAGTTCAAAGATACAACGAAACTTTTGTTCAAAAGGGTCGTGCTCTTGGCGAACTCGGTCATCCTGACGGTCCTACCGTTAATCTTGATCGTGTTTCACACAAGATTGTTTCACTTACCCAAGAGGGTTCAAACTTCAAGGGCAAGGCACAACTTCTTGATACCCCAATGGGTAAGATCGCAAAATCCTTAATTGGTGAAGGCGTCACTCTTGGTGTTTCTTCTCGTGGTGTTGGTTCACTGAGAACCACAAATGAGGGTCATAAAATTGTTGGCGAAGATTTTATGCTAGCAACTGCTGCTGATATCGTCGCTGATCCTTCTGCTCCAGATGCTTTTGTTTCTGGAATTATGGAAGGAAAAGAGTGGGTTTGGGAAGGAGGAATTCTCCGCGAAAAACTCGCTGAAGCAACTCAAAAGAGAATTAATACTCTTGTTGATCAAAAAATGCTTGAAGAAAAGAAACTGGAATTGTTCCAAGATTTCTTATCAAATCTATAATTTATAAATAAATACAGATTATATTTAAAAAATCTAACAAACACATGTCCGTTGGTAGCAATTTACAAGAAATGGAAAACGTAGTAACCAAAGGAGCAAAGGCAGCCGATCCCATGGCAAAGTTGGATCTGGATACCCCAGGTCAAACTGCGAGTTGGGAAGATCTTGGCGGACCTACTCCAGATAATTACAAAGTCGATGACGACTCGGCAAAACTAAAGGAGCCTAGTGCAACCCTTAAGCAAGTTAAGGATGTTGTTAACAAAGGTGCTAAGCCTGCTGAAGCAATGCCTGCTGGTATGAAGGAAGAATCAGAAGCAGAAGAAGAGGTTGTTGAAACCGTTGATTCTGCTGAAGAGGAAATCGTAGCAGAAGAGGAAGTAGCAGAAGGCGAAGTTGTTGCTGAAGAAGAAGTCGTTGAAGAAACCGAAGAGGTCGAAGCAGAGTATAGCATCGAAGAAGATGTTGAGGCACTTCTTGCTGGCGAAGAGCTTTCTGAGGAATTCCAAGAGAAAGCACGTACCATTTTTGAAACTGCTATCAAGACAAAGGTTGCTGAAGTAAAAGAGCAAATCGAAGTTCAGTACGAATCAGCACTGATCGAAGAAGTTCAAGTAATTAAAGCAGAATTGACCGAGCGTCTTGACGCTTACCTAGAGTACGTTGCTGATGAGTGGATCGCAGAAAACACTCTAGCAATTGAGAACGGTCTTAAGGCCGAAATGACAGAATCATTCCTTGCCGGAATGAAGAGTCTTTTTGAAGATCATTATGTATCAATCCCTGAAGATAAATATGATGTTATCGAGAATATGGTAGATAAGCTTGATGAAATGGAGACTAAACTCAACGAGCAAATTCAGAAGAATGTTGCTCTTAATAAGAGATTAGCAGAATCCACTTCAGACGTAATTTTCGCTGAGGTAGCTGAAGGTCTAGCACTTTCGCAGAAGGATAAACTCGCTTCTCTTGCAGAAAATGTTGAGTTTGATAGTGAAGCTAACTATCGTGAGAAACTAGTTAAGTTGAGAGAATCATATTTCCCAACTAATGCTGGTACTCAAAGAAGCAAAACCGAGACAGTTTCTGAAGAGGTAAAAACTGAGGAGCAACAGATTCAAGAATCTTATTCTCCAATGATGTCTGCCTACTTACAGACACTCGGCAGAGCTGCTAAAAAGTGATCTCTTTATCATAAAAATCAAACTATAACACTTCCAAAGAGGTAAAAATCAAATGCAAATGTTCAATACCGAGCATCTGCAGGAGAAGTGGGCACCAGTTCTAGACTATGATGGTCTTGATCCTATTAAGGATTCCCATCGCAGAATGGTTACCGCAGTTCTCCTGGAGAACCAAGAAAAGGCAATCCGCGAAGAGCGCGAATTCCTTTCAGAAGCACCAACCAATGGCACCGGTTCATCTGGTGGCACCGCAGGTTTCTCTGCTGGCGCTTCATCCCCAACCGCAGGTTTCGATCCTGTTCTGATCTCCCTGATCAGACGTTCAATGCCAAACCTGGTCGCTTATGACCTCGCTGGCGTTCAGCCAATGAACGGTCCTACTGGACTGATCTTCGCAATGCGTTCACGCTACACCAATCAGTCTGGCGCTGAAGCATTCTTCAACGAAGCAGATAGCTCCTTCTCTTCTCAGGACAGCAACTTCAATCTTGAGTCTGCTGGTTACACCCAGAACGAAGGCGCTCTCACCGGTGGAGCTGTTGGTTTCGGTACTACCGCTGCACAGGCAGGTTCAAATCCTGGTCTTCTTAGCCCTGATTCAAATGTAACTCAGGCAGCATATACCACTGGTCGTGGTATGGACACCGAAGATGCTGAATCGCTCGGCGGAACTGGTGGAGAATTCAACCAAATGGCTTTCTCGATCGAGAAGGTCACTGTTACTGCTAAGTCACGCGCACTGAAGGCAGAATACAGCCTTGAGCTTGCTCAGGACCTGAAGGCAATCCACGGTCTGAATGCTGAAGCGGAACTCGCAAACATTCTCTCAACTGAGATTCTTGCTGAGATCAACCGCGAAGTTATCAGAACCATCTATAAGGTTGCTGAGCAGGGTGCTGTACAAAACGTTGCAACTCCTGGTATCTTCGACCTAGACATCGACTCCAACGGTCGTTGGTCTGTTGAGAAGTTCAAGGGTCTTCTGTTCCAAATCGAGCGTGATGCTAACGCAATCGCTCAGAGAACTCGTCGTGGAAAGGGCAACGTTATCCTCTGCTCTGCAGACGTTGCTTCAGCTCTAACCATGGCTGGTGTTCTGGACTACACCCCTGCACTCAACGCTAACCTCAGCGTCGATGACACTGGTAACACCTTCGCTGGTGTTCTGCAAGGTAAGTATCGTGTTTATATCGATCCTTATGCTGCTAACCTGACCTCTGCTAACGCAACTCCAGGTAACCAGTACTACGTTGTTGGTTATAAGGGTTCTTCCCCTTATGATGCAGGTCTGTTCTACTGCCCATACGTTCCTCTCCAGATGGTTCGTGCCGTTGGCGAGAACAGCTTCCAGCCTAAGATCGGATTTAAGACCCGTTACGGCATGGTTGCTAACCCATTCGCAGAAGGAACCAACCAGGGTCTTGGTCGTCTTCAGACCAACCAGAACCGTTACTACAGACGTGTTGCTGTTAAGAACCTCATGTGAGTTCTGCCTTACAAAAGGTTTATTCAGAGGGTCTTCGGACCCTCTTTTTTTATCTAAATACTTAGAAAACCATCATGTCAAAACAGATTGAAAATAGGAACTTCTTAGCTCCTACTGGTTTTAAGTTTACATTAGATAAGAGTCCAAAAGTTGCTTTCTTTTGCAATCAG